TGCGGCCGCCTGATATGACGAGGGGCGCCGTGCGGCGCCCCAGGTTGTCGATGGCTTCCCGCCGAGGGCTCGAACCCCGATCGCACGGACCAGAGCCGTGAGTTCTCACCGTTTGAACTAGCGGGAAGTGTGGTGTAGGTGCATGAAAATGGCCGCCTCCGATGGAGGCGGCCAGCTGTTGGCTCTTTCGCTTTGGTCTATGGGATGTCTGGGATGAAGCTCGAGACGTACCTCTTCACTATCTCCTCGCATACCTCCTTGAGGAGCGGGTACGGGACGTCCACACCGGCCGAGGTGAGCGTGCGGAGGACGAGCTGCCACACACCCTCGTTCTCGATGAGGTTGAGGAACTCGCGCCCCTCCTCGGTGATGGACGCCTCGCCCCCGAGGCAGCACCCGTCCCCGCCCTGGAACCTGATGCCGTTGTCGAGCAGGCCGTCGCGGCCCAGGCGCGCGAGCTCGGACCTGAGCACGGACTCGTCCCGGACGGCGGACCAGAGGTCCCCGTACTTGGAGGGCCGGTCGCCCCTGGCGGCAGTCGCGAGCACGGCCCGCATGGCGTCGTAGTCCCTAGGCATTTTCCTGGCCCCCTATTACAGGTTCGAATAATCCCCTAGAGTCAGAGGAGCGTCGTCTCCAACGGTCTCGAACTGGTCGGCAGGAAAGAGTCCATCATCGTCAATGTGGGGTGAGTAGATGCGGTAGGACTTACCGCGAGGTCCAGTCTCGATAGAGACGACTTCGTAAATCCCGCCCCTAGCGAGAACAACCTTGTAGTAGTTTCCTATGTAGCGGACTTTCATCTACTGGTCCTTTGCCCATCTCTTGAAGTAGAACTCGACTCTTCCGACGTCCTGGCATTCCATCCAGTGAACCTCCGCTCGCCTGATTCTACCATTATCGTCCGGGTCGAATATCCATCCCTCTCCTGACACGTGAGACCAGTCCTCTGGGTTTCCCCCGTACTCATCCGAGAGTCTTTTTGCCACTCTGAGTACTTTTTCTGGGTCGCTACCGCTTCCTGCGAACACCTTCTTGACTTCCACTTCACTTCCCGGAAAGAACACGGTGTCGTTGCCGCTTGGCATGTGGACCACGTAGTCGGTTATGGCCTTGGCTCCAACGGCATGCCTTGCAGTGAACTCTGTGTCTCCGCCGGCTGACAGGAATGCCTTGTATGCAGATTTCTCAAGAGGTGACAGGTCTTTTCTGTTGTCGATTGAGGAAAGGTCTTTCCACAGTTTGAGCAATGCATCCGGGTCGTACCCCTCGACGGTCGGGTCCTTCCCGCGCGACACCTTGACGCCGTTCTTCCAGTAGTAGGCCATCTCCGGGAAGCCCGCCACGACCTTGCACCTGCAGTCGCTGTGGTAGTGGCCGAACTCCCCGGCGGTCTGCGCGCTGTGGTAGACGAACCCCCTGCTCGCGAGCATGAGGCAGAACTGGCACGCGTGCGTACCCATCGGCACGCGGGCGAACCTCGCGCCCCTCTTGGCGTCGCGGCCCACGTTGTGCGACGTCGTCTCGTTGGCGCGGCGCGCCACCTGGTCGCGGGCGAGCCTGCCCACCTGCCTCGCCAGTGACTGCTCCGGCGACTCTCCACGGAACCTCTCCGAGACGAGGCGGGAGACCTCCTCGGTGCGGTCCTCGATTCCCGACGATCCGACCTGCCTGCCGGTGACGGTGAAGTACCGGCCGTGGTTGTAGACCTCGATGCCGCGCCTGTGGTCGGCGCGGCCTATCGCGCCGGTCCGCGTGGGGTCGGCGTACGCCAGGACGTGGACGCCCGTACCCGACGGGCTCAGCTCCGCGTACGAGGCTACCGAGTCTATGATCTCCTGCGCCCACGGGTCGATTTTCCCGTCGTGGACGCAGCCGTCGAGGTCGATGCCGACCAGGCCGCCGTCGAGCTCGATCCCGACCCCCGTGAAGCCGTTTGCCTCGGCCGCACTGGCCGCATCCTCGAAGCTGCCCCACGTCGACGGGTCGTTCGACTTCGCGTTTCCCCCGTGCGGGGACTTGGGGACCTTCCTCCCGCCGACGTCGTCCCACGCTACCCACTGCTCGGCGCCGGCAAGGCGCCTGAGGGCGTCGGGAAGCTCGAAAGGCATCAGATGTCCTCCCTGCCGCCGTCTCCGGCGATCCTCCCGACGAGGTATCGGGCGCGGCTGTCGATGGCGTCGAGCGCCGCCTCCCCCACGTCCGGGATCTCCGCGGGCGGGACGTCCGCCCCGGCCGACTCCGCCTGCTCCTCGTAGAGCCGCGCTGCGAGCTCGCCGGCTGCGTCCCCGTACCTGTCGAGGACGTCCGCCACGAGGGCCTTCACGTGGTCGCGCACCTCGGCGACCGTCGCGTTGAGGTTTTCCGCCCTCCACGAGAGGAACTCCCGCGTGGCGACCTCCTCTGCCGCGCCCTCGACGGCGGAGAGGTCGGAGTCGTACCTCTCGAGCCTGGCGCGCGAGAGGGCGCTCACCTCGCCGCCCCGCTGGCGACCTCGCCCAGGACCGTGTTCGCCTGGCTCCTCCGCCTGTCGCTCCTGAGCTGCGCTATCTGCTCGTCGTCGTAGCCGAGCTCGCGCAGCGCGACGTCGGAGTCCGCGAGCCAGGGGATGGCGCTTATCTGCTTGACCATCGCGTCGGACTGGCTCACGACGGAGGGCATCGACGGGTTCCTGAAGTGGACCGAGATGGTCCCCAGCTCCTGCGCGGCCTGCGCGTACGTGACGTCCTCGCTCGCGGCCCACGCCATGCGGCACACGTCCTGCATTGAGCGCTTCCAGCCGTCGATGTAGTGCTGGATGTCCACGACCGCGTCCTCCTTCGAGGCGTAGATGGCCTCTGCCGAGGACGGGTTGTCGGAGACGACTCCGAGCGAGGAGAGCGGCACCCCGGTGGAGCCGGAGAACTGCGCCGCGAGGGAGCGCATGTAGTCGACGTGCGGCTGCATGGACCCCTGGGCCAGCTGCCCGAACTGCGGAGCCTGCCCGTCGCGCCCCGGCGTCGCCGCGAATATCGAGCCGATGTAGGCGCCGAAGGGCGAGTCCCTTATGGCCTGCATCGCCTCCTTCGAGGAGTTCATGAGGTACTTCTGCGGCGCCGCGGCGAACGCGGCGGCGACGGTCATGTTGAGCAGCTCGCGCTGCGCGTCATCCACGTAGTTCATCACCGAGCGCGTGATGCGCGACCTGCCGAACGGGTTCTCGAGCGTCGGGTGGTACGCGACGTGGACCATGGGCGCCCTGTCCATGGAGTGCGGCCTGTACTCCGCGACCCATCCCGTCGCGCCCCTGGTCAGGGTGATGGCGTCGGTGTCGGTGAGGACGTCTATGACGGAGGGCACGCGCACCGGGCTGTGCGGCCTGCGCTCCGTTGCCACCACGACCATCCCGGCCGTGATGCGCCTGAGCGACTGTGACCAGACGGCGGAGGCCGCGGTAGCCGGGTATCCCGCGACCACGACCGGCTGCTCGCCAGCGTCGGTGTCGCCGGCGGTCACCGCCAGGAACGCGCACGAGTGCCTGAGGGAGGACGCCGCCGAGAGGTGCACGAGGCCCTTGATCCCGTTCGCGTCCAGGATGGCGGAGAGCGCCTCCTCCGCGCCGTCCTCGGCGCCGGAGAGCGTGACGCCCTCGTACTGGACGCGGTCGGCCCACCAGTCCACGCACTTAGCGGCCCAGTCGACGCGGGGGTCGAGCTTCCTCGCGAGCTCCTTCTGCACGGAGATGCCTATGTCCTTCACCCGGACGTGGCCGCGGTAGTACCTGTCGCGGAGGCGGTTCCTGCAGTAGTGCTCCCTCCAGGTGTCGACGAGCGACCGGACCGTCGCCGCGTCCTCGGGTTCGAGGCCGTCCGCCTGGGCGACCTCCTGGCCGAGAGTGATCATCCGTAGAACACCTCCATCTCGTCCCCCTCGCCCGGCGCGGCCTGCGCGGCCCAGCGCGCGATGGCGGCCGCCTCCGCCGGGGTGGGGTCGTCCCCGCCGAAGCCCCAGCCGCCCATGCTGCCGATCCTCCGGCGCGTCACCGTGAGCACGCTCTCGGTGAGCGCGTCCGGCTCCTCGTCGCCGTCCGCGACGGGAGGCCTGTACCACTCGACGGTCCCCTCGCGCACCGCGTCCAGGAAGCCCTGGGCGTACGTGGTCACGTCGGAGACCCTCACGACCGATATGTCCAGGGGCGGCATGTCGTCCCCGAGGCCCTCGCGCTCCGCCAGCGCCCTGTCGACGAGCGTCTGCGCGCCGGACTTGCCGTCGACCCTCCACGCGGCCCCGCTCGCGTCGCGGGCGATGGCCCGCACGAGGGCGGATATCCCGTGGACGGTCGGCTCGACGCCCACGAGCTCGACGTGGGTGGCGCGGCCGACCCTCATCGCCGCCGCCACCGCGACCGTGCCGCCGTCCGGGGAGAACTTGACGCCGAAAGCAGACGGCTCCCCCTCCGGCGCCGGGCCGCCGGCGCAGGCGTCCCACTCGTCCCTGGAGACGAGGCAGTCCCGCGCCTTGGCGTCGAACCAGTAGCCCAGGTACTCCTGGGCGAACGCGAAGGCGCTGAGCTCGCGGCGCCCCACGCGTATTGCTCGGATGTCCGCGACGCCGGAGGCGAGCGCGGGGTGCACGGCGCGCCACCGGGACTCGTCGTCCACGTCCCCGACCTCGTCGACGCCCCACTCCCACCAGCAGGTCTCCTCCGCGCCCGCGAGCGCCTCGTCCCTCAGCTCCCGGAAGCTCGTGCCCTGGGAGCCGGGGCGCGTGGGGGTTCCGAGGTAGACGAGCTGCAGGTCGTGGAGCGCGCCGGAGGAGGTCGTGGGGATGATGACCTGCTCCTGCTCCTCGGTCAGCTCCTGCGCCTCGTCGTAGATGACGAGGTCGAAGCTGTAGCCGAGCGACGCGCTCTTCGTGCGCGTCGCGAAGTGGATGGAGCCGGCCGGGGCGCCGTCCCTCGGGGGCTTGAGGAAGAAGGCCTCCTGCGCGGTCTTGGCCGAGCAGTATGCGACCCTCTCGTTGAACTCCGGGTACCTCGCCGCCGGGTCGTTCGCCTTGGTCCCCAGGACCGTCCTGAACCTGCGGTACATCTCGCAGGTGGTCGAGTAGTTGTGGTCGGTCCAGAGGACGGTCGCGCCCTCCGCCATCGCGCGGTACAGCGCCCACACGATGCCGGTCACGCTCTTGCCGGTCTGCCGCTCCACGGAGCCGCCAACGACCGGGTTCGCGTAGAAGCGGCCGTCGTCGGTCCTGGCGCCCATGTCCTCGAGCATGGCCCTCTGCCACGCCTGGCACGGGTAGCCGCACCTCGCGCCCAGCTCCGCGGCCCTGCCTCCTCGGCTGTTGCCCTCGGCGTACGGCGCGGACAGGTGGTGCTTCGGCGGGAGGTACTCAGAGGCTGAGGACCTCGGCGAGGCCGCCGGACACGACGCCCGCAGCCTCTCGATCCTGCTTCCCGCCACCGCCGCCCATCCTCTCGATCTCCTCTATCGTCTTCCTGTACTCGGGTGCGAGCCTCGCCACGTCGGCTGGCGACGCCTCCTCCAGGGACGCCCATATGAGGTCCCTCAGGCCCTCGAGGCGCCCCCTGTCGCCGCCGGAGCGCCCGATGCACTCCGGGGCCCTGCGGGCTTCCGTCGGCTGAACCGCGGGGCCCTCCCGGGCCCTCCGCTGCATCGGGGCCGGGGCGTCCGTCCCGGCATCCTCGCGCAGGTGCATGTCGCGGATCTTCTTGTAGACGCCGCGCTCGCTCCTCCCCAGCTCGGCGGCCATTTCCGCCACCGTCTTCGACCTCCAGTTGTCGCGGATGTAGTCCATCTCGCGCTGGGTGTACTGGCGGGCGAAAGCCATGCGCATCGACCCCCGATGCAGTCCCGGAGATTCCGCCTTCTGAAAAAACGGCCCTGTGCGCCGGTAGTGGCCTTTTGCCTAGGGCGGGGAGGGGGTGCCCCCCGGTCCCGGCTCAGAGCCACCGGCGAGACGAGTGGACGCGATGGCCCGAGGCGCCACGTGCCCTCGCCGCCTGCTCCATGACCCACTCGACGCTGCGGTTCGAGCGCCACTCGTTGCACGCCCTGTGCGCCGCGGCGAGGTTCGACGGGTCCGTCGGCGAGCCTCCCCTGCTGACCGGCACCAGCTCGTCGCACTCGAACGAGCGCGGGTCGCCGGCCGGCAGCGAGTAGTCGATGTCCGCCGGCCTGCCGAACGCCTGGCAGATCCAGCACGGGCGGCCCTCGGCCCGCAGCCTGGCCACCGCCCTGCGGCGGGCGGCCCCGTTGCGCTTCCGTGGGTTACCCACGGGTGAGGTCCATCGGACTGCCGTGGTTGGCCATGCACCAGAGGACGTCGGCGGGGTCGGGCTCGTAGGCCCTGGCGTGGTCCATGGCGTGGCGCCTGGTGGGGGGGAGCCTGACGCTGACCCCGCGCTCCAGGAGCGCCCTAACCATCGCCCAGCTCATCGCGGTGTCGTAGCGTGCCGCGATCTCCGCCATGCGCTCGAGCGTCATCGTGTCCCCCTCGCCAAAAGGAGCGGCGCCCGCGGGAACCGGTCCCGTGGGCGCCACGCGAAATTCGATGCTGCCACTATGCCACGAAAATCCCGGCACGACCCGGCAACAGTTGGCAAAACCCGGCACGACCCGGCAACAGTTGGCAGAACCCGGCAGAGCCTGGCACCACCTGGCAGAGCGAGCGCGGTCGGTCATGTGAATTTGGGAGGCGGCTTGGCTCAGCCCTCGGCAACGCCGGCGCCCTCTGCGACGGCGCGCCAGCCGTAGGAGTCCACGGTGTCCAGGGAGACCCTCACGGCGTCCCTGCACCACCTCTCGCTGGCCCCGACCATCGCGGCCACGGACGGCCAGGGCCTCGCCGCGCAGAAGCGCCACCACATGGCGTCGGCCTGGCGCGGGCCGAGCAGCGCCTGGATGCCGCCGTTTCCGTCCTCGGACGTGCCGTAGATCACCGACGAGGCCAGCCCTATGAGCTCGTAGTCCTCGTCCTGCCTGCGGCGGAGCCTCTCCTCCTGGTCCACGTAGATGTCGACGGCGCGCATGGCGTCCGGGGCGCCGCCGCGCGATGACGGCGCGTCGTACCTCTGGGCGCGCAGTCCGCACGCCGACTCGAGCCTGGACAGCCTGGACCGTATCTCGGACGCGTCCCTGGACGCCTCGCGCACGGCCTCGAAGAGGTCCCTCGCGGAGCCGAAGCGCGGGGTCATCGCCGCACCCCGCACGCGACGGCGAGCAGCAGCCCCAGTAGGGCGAACGCGCAGACGGTCTCGGCTCCTGACATTCACGGCTCCTGTCTACTCGGGGATTTCCCCAGTATAGGCCCACAATCCGAGCCTGGTCCCGCCTTCACGCCACGGCCACCGCCCGCGACCCATCCCCACTCGCCGCTCGAGACTTACATCTTTCCGCACGGGAGGGCACGCGGGATGCCCGCGCGATGGGGCGCGAGCTGGGCGTTGTCCCCGCGCGCGCGGGTCCCTCGCCGGCGCCCCGCTGCCAGCCCGCTGCCAGCCGTTTCGGTTCGGTGGGCGGCAGCTCCGGAGCCGTTGTCGCCATCGAGGCCAGCCGGCAAGCCGGCGCCGTGCCCGACCAAACTTCCCCGTGCCGTCGATCGCCGCGGTACAGGGACGCGCACGCGCCGAAGAGACGGTACAGCAGGTGCCGGAAGCCTTTTGAATCGTGCGCCCCATAGCTGTAGCGATTAAGGCTTGGGGATTTCTTAAATCTATAATTAGTCTCATTGGGATTTTTAAATGGTATAATTAGCCATACAGACAAACTAGATAGCTAGATTAAGGGGTTCTATGTATCAGCAGCAGGTCATGGATTTCATAATTTCGTCCATGGGTGGCGAGGATGGACTCGCCAGGCTTATTGGCTCCTACCGCTCTGCCATCGAGCACGGGCTGCCCACGGCACTGTCAGAGAGCTTCGATGGCATGAGGAGTACCGACTCCCGCTCCTACATCCTGCGCGATTACGTTGCGAATGCCTTTGCTGATCAGATGCAGATCTCTGGCTTCGCGGTTAAGCACGCCATTTACGGTGGGAGCTGGTGGACCAGCTGCGTTGCCGAGGGCAATGGGCTGAGCGTTACCACCTGCAGGGTCTCTGGACCGAATGCAAAGCTCCCCAACAATCAGTTCGTCAACTCAATGAAACGCAGCAATCAGATGACCATCCCCCTCGATGGCTTGAGCCCAGACGATGGCGACGACACCTCACTCAAGGTTGTCGTCGCCTACCATACGTTCCGGCGTGGAAACGCCATCGTGCTGGGTGGGGTTGAGCTTGTTCTTCCATTTGCGGACGCCTGCTCGGAGATGCGGAAAGACATTACTGGGCTCGAGGTAAAGAGGCAGATCCCCCAGACTTCTCCCGTTGTTCCCGTCATTCGCGTAAAGACGAAGAGGTCGGTTGTGAATGGGAACGACTAGACGGTTCAACGGCACCCGCGTGAAGACCATGCGCGAGGCACGCATGATGACTGCCAAAAAGCTCTCCTTGGAGGCGGGCGTTTCGACGACGACCATCTCAAGAGTCGAGCATGGGGGTGACATGTCCCTCGACATCGCAGAGAGGCTGGCCAATGCGCTGGGAGCTAGCGTCGCAGCTTTCGGAGGCGTCGATGAGGTCCTTGACACCCCCGTGTACTTTCGGTCTTTCTCTTCCGCGACTAAGGCGGCGCGAAAGGCCCAGGATGCAAGGTCGTTGATGGCAAACTCCATCATCGATGTCATCGATGATTATCTGTACTTCCCTCAATTCGACCTCTCCGACATCTGCACGGAGACCGATATCAACTCGATAACGAATGACGTGATTGAGTCTGCCGCTGCAGAGGTTCGCGAACTCTGGCATCTCGGCGATGGCCCCATCAACAGCCTTGCTGCCGTCGCCGAAGCCAACGGCGTCGTTCTTGCCTTGACGCCGTTCTCTGTGGGAACGCTCGACGGTTTCTCGCGAATGGGGGATTTGGGCCGTCCGATCATCATGGTGAACACGGACAATGGAACCGCATATCGATGGCGCTTTGACCTCGGTCATGAGATTGGGCACATGGTTCTCCATCAGCACCTGAGCGATGCAACGGTAAGCGACCCAAACGTGAACGGGGTACTCGAGTCGCAGGCCCACTACTTCAGTGGCGCTCTCCTCATGCCCGAGGACTCGTTCGTCCAATCGTTGCCTGGTCTAAGCATCAATGACTTTCTTTCGGTCAAATCATATTGGGGCGTCTCGCTCCAAGCCATGCTCATCCGCGCTCGCAACATCGGGATTCTTGACGAATCGCAATACACGGCTCGTCAGGTAACGGTCAGCAAGAAGAAGTGGCGTAGACGTGAGCCCCTTGATGACCAGCGCATGCCCGAGACCCCTACCCTGCTTCGCACGTGTGTGTCCATGTGCGTTGAACAGTGCGGTCTGTCCGTCCAGCAGATAATGGACGATGCGGGCGTTCCAACCGATATATTCGAGGACTTAATCGGAGTCCGAAGGGGCTTCATCAAGGACGGTGGCTTCGAGCCGAGAGTTCAAAACGTCAGCATGAAGGTCATCGACTTCCCCGGCCCTACCGCTTGACGCGAGACCTGAAGCACTCATCGTCTTTGTGACGGCCCCCTCGCCTGGATGCTTGAACTGCCTCCCATTCCTTGGACATGGAAATTGAAGTCCAAGGAATGGGAAGGCCGGCAGCGTGGCATGCGCTTTTGCTATCACACAGTCTCTGGAATAGCATCAATCTCCCGCTCGCGGACCAGACGGGCTTGGGTTCCGGTCATCCCTCGCGTGCGTCGAAGTGGCTGCAGAAGTCCTCGTTGGCCACCGGGTGGCCCCACAGGCCGCACCATGGGTGCGCGTGCCTGGGGTCGGTGTGCCGGCACTCCTGGCACGTCCCCGTGGTGGCCTGGGGCGCGACGTAGTCCGCCAGGCCGTCAAGAGCGGTCGAGAGGTGCCTCCCGTCGCCGAAGGCGTCGAGGACGTCACCCCCGAGGCACGCGAGGTCGGGCTCGCTTGCCGTCCCCCCGAGCACCGCCTCGCGCAGCCGCTCGACCTGTGCGTTGAGCCGGAGTGAGATGGCGATCTCCTCCCTCTCCTCGTCATTCGGCATCGTCGCGCACCTCCTCCTCCACCTCATGGCCGCGACGGCGCTGGCATGGGTCGCAGCTTGCCCAGTGCCACATGCACTGGCATGGCTCGCACGGATGGCAGGCGTCATTGCCTGCATCCATGGCGTGAATCGTCGCGGCCTGCACGTGCCGGCCGTCAGACAGCCCCTGAGCGTACCCGTCGTACCAGCTCGCGCAGGCGAGGGCGGCACCCGCGACGCACGCGAAGAGGACCACCCAGCCGGTCAACGGGGACCACCATCCCTTACGTAGTGCACGTAGAGCGCGTCCAGGAACCTCGCCACGTCTATTAGCACGTCCCCCATCGTGACGTACAGCGCGTCAGCGTTCCTGGCGAAGTCGTTCACCCAGCGCACGAGCTGGGCCTCGCGCCGCGCGCGGTAGAAGTCGCCGCTGCGCATCCTCGCGTGCCTGGTCCTGTCCTTTGCCATCAGCGTTCTCCGTCCCTTCTCCTCGCCCACGCGCAGTAGCCGTCCGGCCACGTGGTGCAGAGGTGGCGTGCGCACTCGTAGGGCCACGTATCCCCGGTAATGCAGTCCGCGCAGTCCCTGCACCTGATGACCTCTCCGGTAGTCCTGGCGTTGGAGATGCCATCCGTGGTGTCCAAGATGTACTCGGCCATCAGCGCCTCCTATACCTACGCTCGAACTTCATGCAGCCTTCTGCGGCGCTCCTGCATGCGTTCGGGCTGTCTCCGGCATCGACCACCTGCCCGCCAAGGCCGCACGCGTGCACCGGCCATCCCGCCGTCCACGGCCATATCTCGGCCTGCTCACGCTCGCGCTCCTCGTCGCGGAGGAAGTGCACGCACGCACCGCACGTGTCCCGGTAGTCTCCGACCGGCCTCATCAGCGCTCGCCCCCTCTCGTGATACGTGAGCCGCACTCGCAGCAAAACCTCGGCATGTCCTTGGCACTCACGCCGAAAACCGCGTGCCCGCACGATAGGGGCACTCCCGTCAATCGAGTACCGTCCTTTAGCTCGGCAACTGCTTCCTTACCGGGAATGACATGACACGTCGGGTCTATGAGGTCGGCGAGGCGTCTCAAGCCGTCGCGCAGCGCCAGCTCGTCCGTGGCGCACACCTGCATCCCGTAGAGCGTGCCGCTGATGTACGTGTGCCCAAGGCACCCGCACACGTCGAACGGGCCGCGCATCCTCGCCGCCACCTCGCGGCGCTCTTCGTGGCTAATCATCGACGTCTCCCCAGTAGTATTGTGCGAACTTCTCTTTCGAGTCGAGTAACTGCACATTGGCAATCCTGGTGTTGAACATCCTGCCGTCCTCTAGCTCGACGGCTGCGAAGGCATCTGATTCCTGGCCCGACGCGTCGCCGACCATAATCCCCATGTGAATCCAGCTGCGCACGTAAATCATGTGGCATAGCCCGTTCACCCAGAGCACGTGTTCACCATCGGAACTCATAACCTTGCATGGGCGTGGGAACTCTTGTGCGCCAATCATCGCTCGCCCCCGCTCGTCGCTAGTCAGTGCCATCGCTCGCCTCCCTCGTTGCGTCCCTGAGCGCCCTCTCGATGGCCGTCCTCGTGGCGGCGTCGGCGTCGCCCGGCCTCCATCCGTGGGCGGAGCACCAGTCGTAGGCCTCGACGTACCTCCTCGCCGCATAGCTGTTCAGCCGCCGCATGAAGAAGAGGCCTGTCGACGCCCTGCTCGTGACGGCATCGACTATCTCGAAGCCGCTGGGGGTGTCGGCCTCGACGGCCTTGACCGCGGTCCCGTCGAGGAGCTCGGTCTGGTATGCGTCGAGATTGCGCCCCAGGAACGGGTCGTTCCCCTTGGGCCATGGCTCCAGCTCGCCGTCCTCGTCCTTGCCCGCGATGGCAGCGGCCACCGCCCATGACGCCATGCGCCCCATGCTCTCCCGGTGGTCATTCGTGAGCCCGTCCTCGACGCGCCGCGCCTCGGCGTCCGCCGCCTTGCGCTCGTCCGCGTCGGGGTCCGCGCAGAAGAGCTCGTAGCCCGGCCTGCCGTATTGCCTCGGGTATGCGGTGATCGCCGCGCCCTCCGGTGCCTTCGCGAGCACATTGTCCACGGTGCTCGGCCCGGAGACGGTGCCGAGGTAGATGAGCCCGTTCCCCTCCGGGTCCCAGGTCGGCGCGTCGCCCTCCCCGTAGGTCACGCGGTCGCCCGCCTTCCGGCGGATCAGCGCGTCGGCCTCGGCCGCGGCGTGCTCCTCCCTGATGTGGCCCGCCTCGCGCTCGGCGGCCGCGGCGTTGGGCCTCGAGAGCACGCGCCGACGCTCCTCCTCCGAGAACGACTCGTCCGCCGCCGCCAGCAGGGTCCCCATGCTGGCCTGCTCGGGTGCCTCGCGCACCACCCTCCTGGCGCGGCGCACGCGCTCCTCCGTCGACCCCAGGGCGCCCGCGGCCCTGCCCTCCGGGACGTCGAGCCTGAGCATCCGCTGGGTGCCGCGTGCCCGCTCCTCGTCCGAGAGCCGGAGCTTGTCGTCCGTGGCCATCATGGCCACGAGCTCGTCCGCGTCGTCGTACCCGTCGACCACGACGCAGTCCACGCGCTCCGCGCCCAGCTCCCTCATGGCGCGCCAGCGCCTCTCGCCGTCCACGATCCTGTAGACGCCGCCGTCCGGCACCACCACGATGGGGCACACGGGCTGCCCGCCCGTGGCCTCTATCGAGCGGGCCAGCGCCTTGAGGTCGCCCATCTCGCGCCTGGGGTTCGTCCCGCTCGGCCTCACGAGGCCCATCGGCACGCTCTCCCTGAAGCTCTCCGCCATCGTCTTCCCCTTTCTCTCGTCACTCGCCCGGGTCGCCCATGAGGCGACCCCAGGCGTCCGCCACCCTCTGGTCGTGCCCGGGCATCACGTGCCCGTAGATCTCCGTCGTGACGCCCGTGTCCGCGTGCCCCAGCCTGGTCGAGACCTCCTTGAGGTCCGCGCCCTCGGCGAGGAGCAGCGACGCGTGGATGTGCCTCAGGTCGTGGAACCTGAGCGAAGCCACGCCGTCGGCGTCCGGGCTCGCCCGCGCGAAGTCCGCGCGCAGGCCGTACCAGCCCGCCCGCACCCTCGACGGCGGCTCCCACGAGCCGTCCTCGCTGAGGAGCGGGTCTGCGTCCCCGTGCGGCCCCAGCGCCCGCCTGGCGGGCATCCAGCCGTCCGAGAGCAGCGCGTGCAGCCTCCGGTCTATGGCCACGGTGCGCATGGAGGAGCCGGTCTTGGTCGCGCCGCGCACGGCGCGCCCGCCCTCGACCCTCACCGAGCCGGCCACGACGAGCTCTCGCCTCCTCCTCCCCAGGTCGCGCACCCTGAGCCCCAGAGCCTCGCCCTGCCTGAGGCCGGCGTCCATGGCCACGAGCGCGGCGAGCGCGGAGACCAGCCTCCGCGTGCCGGCGGCGTCCCTGCCCTGGTCCGCGAGCAGCCGCGCGGCCTCGCCGTAGAGCCAGGCCCTGAGGGCGAGGCACGCCTCCTCGGTCGGCGGCTCGACCGACCTGCGCTCTGGCCTCGGCGCCCGCAGGCCGCGCGTGGGCACGCCGCTGGCGAGCCCTCGCTCGGAGAGCCACTTGAAGCAGGCCGAGAGCATCCAGTGGACGGCGTTCACGGTCTGGCGGCTGAGGCCACGCCCGTCCCGTCCGCCGTGCCTGAGGAGCGCCAGCTCGAGGTTGCTCACGTCCATGGGCGTCACCTCGTCGGGCCTCCTGCCGCGCCACGCCGGCTCGACGTAGAGCCTGAGCAGCGAGCGGCGCTTGGCCGAGGTGGCGGCCCCGGCGCGGCCGTCCGCCTCGCACGAGTCGATCCACGTCGCCACGAGCGACGGCAGGTCGCCCCCGCCCATGACCGCCGCGAGCCACGCGGTTGCCGCGGCCATCGCCTGCTCGTCCGTCATGCCCGGGAAGCTGCGGTAGACCCGCATGGGCCTGCCGGTGGCCGGGTCGGGCACCCCGAGCGAGGGCCGCACGTAGGGCACGCCGGCGTCCGTGTGCCTGAGCGTCAGCCTCGCGGCGACGTCCGCCCCGGCGCTCACGACGCGCCCCCCGCGGGCGCGTACCCACAAGCGAGGTTTGGGGCTTTTCTATTTCTTGTATAAGTAATAATTGAGGGTGCCGGTTTCATCTCGGTTTTCCGTCCCGCGCTCGTCGTGCGCCGCATTGCTAAACCGATTGGGTTTCCGTTGGGTTTGCGCTTGGGTTCCCGCTGGGTTCCGTGCCGCGCGTCGCTTGCGTAACCGATTGGGTTTCCGTTGGGTTCGCGGCCTGTCCTCCGCCCGGCGCCGGCCGCCCCCTCGGCCTTCCGCCCCTGCGCGCGTTCGAGCGGTTCGCCCTCAGGCGCGCCTGGTACGACTGCTGCGCGGCGAGGACGTCGGCGTCGGCCACCGTCCCGCGCGCCAGCAGCTCCGCGTCTATCGCGTCGCACGACGCGAGCACCTGCAGGAACTCCAGGCAGCGCCTGGGCGTCGAGAACCCCAGCTCCCTCGCCAGGCCGCGCAGCTCGCGCTGGTCCGAGACGTCGAGCGTCGCGCCCGGCGACTGCGCCAGCATCTGCCTGAGCGCCACCCAGCGCCCGTAGTCAGCCCACGAGGCCGCCGTGCCTCCCGAGAGGACGTAGCGCCCCTGGGGCGTCTGGAAGTCGTTCGTGCGTATCCGCATCCACTGCGGGTACTTGTCGTCCACGCTCACCGCCATCGCGCGTCCCCCTCGGTCACCCTGCCGACCTCGACGCCGGCAGTCCAGCCCCTGCTCTCGAGCAGCTTCGATATGCTCCTCGTGATCCCGTCGACCCTCTCGGGCTCGCAGTAGACCACCATCCTCGTCGGCGGGTCCACGCGCCCGCCCTCCTGGAACGCGTAGGTCACGCGGCTCAGCACGTGCGTCGGCCGCCCAGTCCACCGCTCGAGCTCCTCGGGCGTCACCACCGAGTGCGTGCGCCTGCCAAGCTCGAGCGAGGCCCGCTCGAACGCCGACATCGACCCAGGCCCGTCCATCGCATGCTCCCTTCTCTGCGCCCGGGGCACGGGCGCTCGTCGATCTCTCGTCCGACCATGCCGCGCTCGCAGGCCCCCGCCCCGCCCCGGCGCCACCCGGGCCACGCAGGTCCGAGTCGCATGCCTCCATCCCGGGTGGCACCCGGCCGGGGCGGGAGGCCGCTGGCGTCACGTGGGCCAGACCACGCCCACGGCGTGCTCCGGCACCGACGGGTCGAGCGCCTGCCTGGTGTCGGCCACGCACAGCTCCCGGACGTACATGAAGAAGTCGGGGTTGCCGCGCTGCGCCGCCGACACGTGCGACGCCTCCTCACGCATCCTGTCGAGGCCGTCGTAGGTGAGGTACGCCGTGTGGTGCCAGTTCCTGCCGTCAGCGGTCCAGGAGAGCACCCAGCGGCACGCCTCGGAGAGCTCCACCGTCCTCCTCGCCATGTCCGTCCCTCCCCTATCCGACAAGCCCGGCCAGGAACACGAGCACCCAAAGGGCGCCGCCGAGCGCGAGCGCGTCCAGGACGTCGTCCCGCGTCAGCCCGAGGAGCCTACGCATGGAGCAGCGCCCCCTTCGGCTTGTACGTGGGCCAGCACCTGCGCACCCACTCGTCCACGTCCGCCAGGCTCACGTAGAGACGCCCGGACGGCTCCCCCGTGTCGCGCCTGGTGCACGGCTTGGCGTACGCGGGCAGCTCCCCGCGCTCGATGCCGCCGCGCACCAGCTCCGGCGCCACGTGCAGGTAGCACCGCGCCGCCGTGCCGTACGGGAGCCAGCCCGGCCCCACCGGGTCTGGCCTCCTCCGCTGCTGTACAATCCCATCTGACATGTGGACCTCCCGAGTCCGTGTCGCCGCCCTCGCGCCTAGGCCACGCGGGGGCGCTTTCCTATGCGAACGTATCCGCCGTGGCCAGCAGGTGCGGGACGGGCTCGACGGCTCCAGCGCTCTTCGCGTGGAGGAGGCTGTGCGTGTTGACGGTCATCATCCGTGACGCGGACAGGCAGAAGTCCATCTCCGGCCCGTGCTCCGCGTAGAGCGCCCTCGCGAACGCCTGGGTCTTCTCGAACGTGTAGAACCCGCGCTCGTGCCAGGTGCCGCCATCCGTGGTCCATGTGACCCTCCAGCTCGGTACGGGCGAGAGAACCACCGTACGGGATGCCCTTGCCCGTGAGGACGCTGGACCACTCGTTGCGGACGCGCTTGTACTGACCAAACATG